TAGTTCAGCTGGGGTGGTAAAACATCTGTAATCTTCTAATTCGGATAAATTTTTCATTAGTTCCTCTTTTCTCCTGTACCTTAACACCACATAACTTCTATATAAACGCTATAGCGTTTATATCATTTAAAATCTTTCATCCTCAATTCAATCATCTTCTTATGATATCCAAACAATCTGGAAAATTGATCCGTAGTAAAATCCAGATGGTCTTCGATATCAGAATCTTGAATAAGTAGATTTAAAGCGAAACGGTCAGCTTCCGTTTCAAATTTGTTTGTCACAAAATTTGTTCTCGTATCCATAAATATAGCGTTGCTATCTTTATGTAAGAACAAATGGCCAAGTTCATGAGCAATCACAAATAATAGTTCATTTTCTGGCAATCGTTCATCCACATATATAATGTGATTCCTTTGAAAATAATGGTAAAATCCTCGAACACCTTCTAATGGATGTCGCACAAGGATTATATCCATTGCTTTTACAATCTCAAGTGGATTTCTTGTGCCGTACTTTCGAACGATTTGATTTACTCGTTCTTTAATGTCCATAAGTATCAATCCTTTTTATACTTTTTAGGTGTGTACTTTTCTTTGTTTTTCTTCTTTGCTATTTCCATGCCTATTTTCATCGCCGACAGTATAGAGTCAATAGCTTCTGGAGATGCCGGGTCCCCATTAAACATGAGTCCATCCTGCTTGAGCAGTTGCTCTGTGTTGGCAAGTATGTCCTTAATATCTTTTTCGTCACGAGGCTTAAGTACTGGATCAATATCTGGTTTTTCATTACCAGTCATAAGATAATCGACAGTCACTCCAAAATAGTCTGCGATTTTTTTCATGGTGTCTGATTTTGGTGTAATTTTTCCAAGTTTCCAGTCACTTAGTGTTGATTGCGATACTCCTGTTTCTTTACTAACTTTATACGGTGTTACTCCGTAAGTTTGTAGTAATTTACTAAAAATCTCATACATTTTTTTGTCCACCTTTCACAAATTCAAGACAAATACTAATAAAAAGCGGATTACATGTTGACTACTCCGCCATTACGTAGTATAGTATGAGCATACCAAGTATTTACGAAGTACTTGGAGATGCTACGAAAATATGTATTATTTTGCTTGACAATCGAAGTATATCACATTTCCGTAGTAAATGCAATAAACCAAGTCATGAAAGGTGGTGTGAAAATGTACGAAAAATTCTCAAAACTATTGTATAAAACTGACAAAACAGCGTATCAAGTATCAAAAGATACAGGGATTGCTCAATCGGTATTATCCGATTGGAAAAGAGGTAGGAGTAAACCTAAAGCAGAAAAACTAAAAATTCTAGCAGATTACTTCGGCGTAAGTGTTGAGTATTTCTTGGAGTAGGAAGGATTGATAGGAAGTGAGAGAAGTGGATGCGATGAAAAGTTATAGAAATGCAGAGCGTTTAGCAAAGGAAATTATAGAAATGTGTACAGAAAAAGGAATCACATTAAAAGAATTACAAATGCTAAAGACCGCCCTGCCGATTGCGATTGATCAAAAGGTAGAAGAATACCTATCGAGGGAAAGATTATCGTAAATCACTCTTACCCTCTTCCATAGAGTTGCGAATTTGATTTAGCAAACTTCTGTACTTCATACCATACTCAAAAGCATTCGATTCACTGATTTCGATATTTTGTTGTTGGTAATAAAGGACAGTAGCGGCAACGGCTAAATCATGAGTACGTTGTTCTAAACTGATTTCATCGTACATATTATCACTCCTTTCGTAATACTCGGTGCTGCAACACCTGTAATTACAGTATAGGAGACAAAATGGTAAAAGACAACAGATGTGAAGGTGAATATTTCCATCTTGTAGACAACTGCATATATAAAATGGCCACACTTGAGGAAACAAGAACGACCATCCGAGTAAGTAACATGATGCTTACGGAATTTTCAAATTTAGAAGAATGATACCTGGATTTCAGCACCCAAACCGTTAAGCCTAGGTGCCGAAAGAGCTCTTATATATCGTATTCATCTAAGATTTTCCAAATCTGTAAAATAAGTACAACACATTCGAGAATATTTTTGAAAAATTCCCTTAAGCCCCACCTCCTTTCCTGGAGGTATCCTTTAAAGCGTTACTCCTTAATAAACTCCTTTCCGGCTAATAGCCTTTAGAAAATTATCTAAGTGTAACAAGGTTATTGTAACAGATATATGCAGTTGTATACAAGATGGAAAACAAAAGGAGGGAATTATGATACTTAAAAAAATTTTAAAGCTGGCAGAGAAGAACAACATCTCAATCAGCTGTCTTGAGAAAACTCTGGGCTTTGGAAACGGAACAATTAAGAAGTGGGGAGAATCGTCTCCAAGTGTGGATAAGCTGAAAAAGGTAGCAGATTACTTCGGCGTATCAGTGGATTATTTTCTTGAGTAGGAAGCGAGGCGAGGAAGATGTGGATTTCAAGGAAAAAATGGGATTATCTGTTACTTCGCATCAAAAAGTGTGAAGACGATATCAGGAATCAAAAAGAGAATACAGAAAGTTTAGTTAGAAATACTGCAAAAAAAATCCTCGAACAGCCAAATGAACTGCACGAGGAAATTCAAGGGATTGAACATATTGAAAAGTATGTTGATGAGTTTATTGGTCTTGATAAGGAACGTGAGGTAAGAAAGATGTGCGAACCTAAAAAGGTGGATGAGTTAATTGATAAAGTTTGTTACAGGATTATAGAAGATCTTTCGCATGGTGAATTAGGAAAAACATTGTCAGAAGAAATTAAGGCTCTGGAAGACTTGATTACTGCCAGAGCGAGGTATTACTAATCATCATTTTGGAGGAGATAAACCAAAAGAAAGTAATCCCGCCACGGATGTTGCGAAGACAATAGAAGGAAGTGATAAAAAATGAACACTGCAATTGCATTAAAAGAAACATTAAAAACTGCAGAGATTGCAAAGATTACCGGTTGTTCCGTGAACGAAGTACGATACCGCATGAGACACAACATCTGGACATTTGGAGTCGTGCGGAAGACCGGGGCAGTAAAGAAACACTATGAAGCTACTATTTCCGAAGTGGCTGAGTTCTTCAGACTGAGCCGGGAGGAAGTGATCAGGAGGTTAAACGATGGGAAATAAGAGATTAACCATACAAAGAGTTGATCAATTCATAAGGCTCCTGGGAGCAACTGAAAGAGTGAACGGGTATGCAGAACAGCAGAAGCAGCATGCGATTGCCTGTTTAAATAATTATTGCAGGGAGTTGGAGTATCAAAATAGAAAATCAGTAAAAATCAAAGGAGAAACAGATGGACCAAAGGATCTTGAACATGACAGCAGGACAAGTTCTGGAATACGGAGCACTTGTCAGCAGGAGGGATGAACTGAGGCAGCTTCAGGAAAATGAAGAAGTAACTGCAGAATTAAATCTGATAGAGGAGAGGATCAAAGAACTTGGATTTGAATGAAGAGAAGGAGAGGAAACAGATATGGATCATTCGTTGGCAGTCCGGCAGAATACGGAGCGAATATGGAACATACGAAGAGGCGAAACAGGTAGCAGAAGAAATCGGAGGAGAGTACATCATTGTATGAGCTTCAGGGAGAGAAGAAAGATTCGGTACACTTTGGAACTGTTGCGGATTCTGGAAGCGGCTGCAGCAGTATGCACAGTGATGATGATAGAAGCGGGAACATTGTGGATAGGAATGATACTCGTTATTTTGGTGATTGAGTTCTGTTGCCGATACATAGAAAAAAGTATAAAAAAGTAGTGCACCTGCCGCAAACAGATGCACCGGATATTTTGCCAATACAAACAAAATAAAAACTCATTTATATTGTACACCTGTATTGGCAAAATGTCAAAGAAAATGAGAGCAAAAAGCTCCCGTTTTTCACTTGATAAGAATATTAAACTTAGGAGCAAAACAGGATGTATAAACGAAAGAGTTATGACCTGGGAGACATCAGAGAAGTGATGGAGTATCACAATGGGAGATATGGTGCTCCGGGAATGCCGAGAATGAAAAAGAAGAAAGCCACACCAGAGCAGATCAGGAAAGTGAATCAGTGGAATAAAGAACGGCAGTGCTGGAGAAAGATGAAGCTGAACTTTCAGGATAATGACTACTGGGTGACATTGACTTATAAGCCGGAGAACAGGCCAGAAGATATGGAGAAAGCAGCAAAAGACATCAGGAAGTGGCTCAATAAAGTACGGACACAATACAAGAAACGGGGAGCAGAACTGAAATGGATGCTGCATACCGAGATTGGAAGCCGGGGTGGTGTTCATCATCATCTGGTCATCAACCGGATTCCGGATGCAGATTTGATTATGCGAAAGGTATGGGACAAGGGTGGAGTCCACATGGATTTAATGTATGACGAGGGTGGGTTTCGAAAACTGGCCGAGTATTTAAGTAAAACGCCGGATGAAGAAAACAAACTGAGAGAGAGCCGGTACTCCTGCAGCAGAAATCTGAAGATTCCGGTTGCGGAAGTAAAGACATATAAAAGAAAAACATGGAGTGACGAGCCGAAACCGCCAAAAGGCTATTATCTTGACAAAGAAACATACCATGAAGGAATCAATCCGGTAACAGGATACAAATACCGAAGATACATCCTGATCCGTTTGAACAGGAGAATTTGATATGAAAGCATTGAATATTTACATACGGACAAGTCTGACGGGGCCATGTATCAAAGATGGGTGCTGGGCGGCTGCAATCGAATATCAGACAAGGAAAGGTCCGGCAGTCAAAGGAATATGTGGGGCGGAGAAAGAGACAACGTATTATCGCCTGGTACTGCTTGGAATCGTAGAATCCTTAAAAACACTAAATACGGCATGCCATGTGACCTTATATACAGACTGTATTTTTATCAAGAATATGATTGAAAACGGAAAACCGGAGCAGTGGAAACGGTCAGAGTGGAGAAAGCCATCTGGAAAGGGTATCAAGAATCCAGAATTATGGCAGCAGTATCAGGAACTGGCAGAACGGCATGAAATAACCGTCAGATTTAGTAAACATCACGATTACGTGGAAAATTTAGAGGGATTACTGGAGGAAAAACAGAATGTTTGATGTATTTGGAAATTTTGATTCTGTGGAGGAATTGAATGCGTGTGCAAAAGGATTATTAGAGGAACAGGATCTGGAGCATTTAAAAGTACTGGCAGAGGAAAATGGGATTCCGGATGGAATCCGGGAAGTGTATGAGCAGCATTTATCAGAAGAGCTGGTAGATTTAGTAAATGCGGCCATTGGAAAGCTGCAGGTCGAGCTAAAAGAGGAAACAGACGGGATGCCGGCAGGAGAGATCGTCTCGTATCTGTCTATGAGGTGCTTCGAAAAAGAAACTCTGGCAAAAGCAGTAAGAAGAAAGAACCGGACACTCAAAGAATGTCTGCAGAATATCCGGAAAGAAGCAGAAAAAAGAGTCAAAGAAAGAAGAGGGGCACAAATGGTGGCAATGCCGGATCTGGAAGTATTTGCCATGGCAGAAGAATACTATCTGGAGGCGGAGAAATGAGAAGAGGAGAGTTATTAAAGCTTCCAGAGTTAAAAGTAACGGAAACTATGCGAAAGACAGTCAGGAAAGATCAAGGGCATCAGGTACTGAGATGTGGAAGAGCACCTATCTGGAGTGCAACATATTATTGGTTCTATCGTGCCAAGAAGACAGGAACGGTTTTAGAGATCGATGTATTTACAAGGGATATGATCTTGGATGGCACAGCACATCCGAAATACCGGGTATTCCTTTTGGAAGAAAACAAGTACTACACCTATGACAATTTGTGTGAGAAGTGGAGAACTGCAAAAATAGATAACTTAAGCTACATGGAAGGATGGGGAGAGATACAACAAGGGTACTGGTACAGTAGCAGAAAAGTGTGGATACGAGAAGAGGATCAAAAACGGATCTCAGAATTTTGTCACAACGGAAAGAAAGAGCCACGTGCAGCAATCGCAAGATGGCAAAATTACAGTAAGGGCAGAAAAGAAATTGACGAAATTGATTCTGAGATGGCACTGGTGCCGGAACTGCCAAAAGATTTTGATGATTTTGTAGATCGGGAAGTCCTTCCACAGTATTTGTTTTATGATGCCGGAAGAAAGGTAACAAAAGGGTATTGTACACACTGCAGAAAAGAAGTGAAAATCCAGAAGCCTCACTATGGGGAAGTGGGAGAATGCCCATCCTGCAAGCATCCTGTTACCTACAGAAGCCGAAAGAAAGGCGGAAATGTCCATGTAAGAGGGTATGCAGGGCTCCTGCAGAAAACAAAAGAGGGATATGTATACCGATATTTTGAGTGTTACCGGAAATTCAGGAATGGACAGAGGGAAGAAGGCGGATACTGGGAGATGATCCGGATCACATATGACCGGAATTTAAAAAAGATTAATGAATTTGAATATGAACAGTATAAGCAGACAGACTGGGTTCGATGGTGTTACAGGGTGGGCCGGTATTATGCGAAAGTGGTAGAAAATGAAGCGGTCCTATATAACCGGAATCTCAAACAGATCTTAAAAGGAACACCGTTTCAGTATTCTGCAATGGAATATTTTGTGAAACATGGGAAATATCGGGAAAAAATGTATTTGGATCAATATCTGGAGGGATACCGGCATATGCCTGGAATCGAACAGCTGGTAAAGTGTGGGTTTTACAGAATTGTCAAAGAAAAAATGCAGGGGTACAACACAGGAAACTTAAAGAAGAAAGAGAGGTCTTGTAAAAAGATACTGGGGCTAAACGGGGAATACTACCAGCTGTTGGCTGGAAAGAATCCAAGCACAAGGGAATACAACACCACTTATAAAATGCAGGAAAAGGGATTGCATCCAACATGGCAGCAGGTTCAGTTTTTTGCAAGGTTTCCGAGGAATTTCACCAGGTATATCCGGTATACCACCATTCACAAGATGGAACGGTACATCAAAGAAGTGTTAGGAGAAGATGAGAGACAAGCCGTGGATTATCACGATTATCTGAAGATGGCAGAGGAACTGGGGTATAACATGCGAGAGCCGTGGATCTTATTCCCGAAGAATTTAGAACAGCGTCATGAAGAGTTGATTGAAGAGAGCAGAGAACGAGAAATAAAAGCCAAAGAGGATTTGGACAATAAAAAAGACAAAAGATACGAGCAATACAGAAAACGGGACAGTTATCTGGAAATGGAAACAGAACAATTTTTATTGAGGCTTCCGAAACGGATCCATGAAATCCGGCAGGAGGGAAATGCCATGCATCATTGCGTTGCCACGTATATTGACCGGGTGGCCAAAGGGGAGACAACGATTCTGTTCCTGCGAAAGAAGCAGAATCCGGAAACACCGTTTTACACGATGGAGGTAAACAATGGGGTGATGATCCAGTGCAGGGCAAAATATAACGGACCTATGACAGAGGAAGTGAAAGAATTTGTCGAGCTGTTCCAAAGAAAGAAGCTCAGGAGTACAGAAAGGAAAGCAGGATAGATGGAAGAATTACAGACAATCAGTACACTGCAGGGAGTAGAAATTGCATTACGAAAAGAACTGGAACATATAGCAGAGGGATACATTAAAGTCGGGTATCTCTTAAAAAAGACCAGAGATGCAGAGTTTTATAAAGAGAAGGGGTATGCAGATGTTTTTGAGTTTGCAAAGGAAACCTTCAATATCAGCAGGACGTGGGCAATTCGGTTCATGCAGATCAATGATACATACAGTATTGATGGGAACAGCCCGGAAATTCAGGAGAAATACCGGGGATATGGCAGCAGTAAGCTGTCTGAAATGCTGGCGCTGCCGGAAGAAGTTCGGGAAGTGGTACCAAGAGATGCAACGGTGCGGGAAATCCGGGAGGTAAAAGAAGTCATCCGGGAAACAGAAGATCGTTATTCACCGCAGATGAGCCTGTGCGACATCGCACCAGAAGAACACCAGGGAAGCTGGACGGAAACATTGGTGTATGAATTTTTCAAAGGAGAAGGAAAAGGCTGCTTTGAGAAAATGCATAAATGGATATGGGAAGACGAGCCAAAAGAGGAAAGTGTGATCAACAGGGAGATCATGGGAATTGTAGCTCCAACAAAATTCCGGATGTTTCGGATGCAATTTGCAAATGCGCTCTTCAGTGAATTTCAGATTCGGATCATGCCATACAATGGCAGGGGAGAGCCGGAAGAGATCAGCTATCTGGAGTTGGCCAAAACATTTGAACAGACCTTTTATCCGGAAGGTAGGAAGATGTCTGATTCAAAAGCCTATGAAGAAGTTTATCAGATGCCGCTGAGGGAAAAGAAAGAGAGGGAAGTATTAAAGACGGAACCGTTAAAGAAAAAGAAAGAACCTGCCAAACCAAAGGAAACATTGGAAGAGCCAAAAGAACCAGAAGAACAGATTCCGGGACAGATGGAAGTGGAAGATTATCCGGAACTGATGCCGGATCCGGTTATGAATCTTCCGGAAGAAGAAAAGCAGGTACATGAGATCACAGAAGAAGTGGTCCAGGAAGGGGAAGTCATAGAAGACATCTTAAAATCCGGGGATCCAGAAAAAATCATACAGCTTCTGAAGAAAGAATTTGCCTGGCCAAAAGGCGGATGGGACAACTGGAAAAAGAAAGTGATTACTTTATGAGTAT